TGTTGAGTATCTAAGTTCTCTATTATAACCTTTTTCTTCATCAAAATGAAGCAAAGGTTTTCTAGATGAATGTTTACTTGATATTGTAAACGTTAAAGGAGATTTGTTTCCTGTAAGATAGTACATTCTATCTTTGTACTCCCAAGTATCTTTTTTTACTTTAGGAGATTTTGTTTTAGTTTCTTCCATGATATAATATAATATAATTAAAAAATAAGACCCCACCGAAGTGGGATCTTAAATAGTTTTTATTAACTAACTCCGTTTTCGTAGTCAGCAAAATAAGTGTTAACAACAACACCAGCAGCATCTGGACCAGCGTTAATACACTCCAATATTGAAGCATAGAAACTAGCTTGAGCATCAGCTTCTACTAAACTAGTACCTGAAGACGTTAGCGTTGCGGTTTCACCACCAATGTATGTTAAAACAACCGTAGAAGTAGTTCCAGTTACTTTTAAAACACTCTCAGATGGAATGTAAACCGGATTTCCTTCAGCTGTAACTTGAATCATTTTTGCCATAATTTCTTATTTTTAAAGATTTATAAAAGCAGGGTAGCGAACCACCCTGCTAAATTAGTTATTATACAGTTGACTTGAACAATACAAAATTGTTAGCCGCTTGTACGCATAAACATCTCTCAGATAAGAAATGTACTTCCATCGCATCTAAGTCAGATGTATAAGCACCACCAACTGAACCAGTGATCCAAGATTTCATTCTTCGATCGTCAGCTTGAGAAGCTCTGTATCTAACATGTAAGAAAGGACGTCTGATGTTTTGACCAAGGATTTGATCATAAACAGTAGATGTTCCAGCAGGAACCATAATACCGTCAATATCACCAGTTAAACCTCTAGTGGAAGCATCGTTAAGATATTTCCAATCAGTTTTATAGAAGTCATAAGAACCTCTTCTAAAACCTGAATATCCAAAGTTTAACGCCATTTCAGCCTCGTTATCGAAAAGACCATAAGAAGCTGACTGAGTAGAAGAATAACCTCCACCTGCCATAGCAGCTATCATATCATCGAAATCAAGAGCTGTTTGTCTTTTTAAGAAAAGCATGTTTTCTTCAATTGCTCCTTGAGAATCAAGTTGCTTTAAGATGTCATCAAAGTCACCTAAAGCACCAGAACCAGGTGCAGCAGCACCAGAGAAATCGTTGTAAACATTACCTCTGTCTTCAACAGCGAAGAATAAACCTTCAGTACCTGGGTTTGTAATACCTGGTAATAACGTACCAGCGCCAGTGTTAATTCCACCAGAAGCACCGTTTGGCTCAGCTTCAACCATAGCCATTTCAAGGTAATCTTCAAATCTCAATCTTGTTTCAGATTCAGCTTTTAAGTACCATAAATAACCAGATGTACCATCTTCAGTTGCAACTTCAACCCAACCAATTTGAGCAGCGTCAGAACCGTTGATTAAATACTTATCTTTCATTATGATTGGCTTGTTGTCAAACTGAGTGAACTCAGGTTCGATAGCGCCTTCCATTCCTGTTTGCCCCTTGGCAAATTCAGAACCATAAACGAATATCTTAACAGCATCACCGTCTGTAAATGCAGCATCTAAGTCAGCTACTTGATAAGTCTCAACAGTAAGAGCAAGACCAGTAGTTCCGTAAGGATCGCTGGTTACTAACGCTTTAACAGTGTTAATACCATCAGAAACAACGATGGTTTGATTTTGTCTTATTGACAAATCAGTGTTTCCAGCTGGTAGTGTCACAGTAAGTGTTTCATGATCCGTTTTAACAACGCTATCATAAGATACGTGTAATCTGTTTTGTTCAGACCAAACAACTTGATCAGATGTCATCGGCATTTCAGCGCCGACCATTCTTAAAAATGCAGATACGGTTCTATTACCATATCTCTCAACTTCAGCTTCGTAAAGCTCTGGCAAATATTGTTGAGCAAAATTACCTCCTGTAGCATCAGTAAAGCTTAAGTAGTTACTAGCTAAAGCTTGCTGATTCTGTGAAGGTGCGATTGATGGAGGATAGGCTCCTCCGGTTGCAAATCCCATAATTATATGTTTTTGAGGTTAAGTTATTTTTTCTTAACCTTTAGTTTTAAATTAGAACTATCAACACCACTTATTGCTTTCACTCTTAAACCATTAATATAAACATCACCAGTGGACGTAGTCCTTGGTTCATTACTTATATTTTTAGATTTAGCAGCTATATCTCTAGTAGCATCAGCTTTGCCTTGCTCATAGAAATGTCTAGCTATTGTATCAGCATTACGAGCGGTATATAGAGCTTTATGATACCCTTGATGATCTTTAACACTACCGTCTTCGTTTAAGAACTTCTTTACAAAATTGGTTATGTCACTTTGAACATCTGCAACTTCATTCGGATTTTGTACTCCGTATCTAAACTTCTTTTCTCCTACATTAAAATCAAAACCTTTGAATTCGTTTGAGAAAAAATGTTTTGTACGAGCTTTAAAATCGCTGTGTTGCTGTTCAGCTCTTTTCTGTTCCTCGTTATATCTATTGAAAAAGTCCATAGCTTTTTGTTGATCTTGGGTAACACCTGGTCTCAACTTGATCTCATCGTAATACTTACCCTTTAAATCTTCTAAAAACCCTTTGGCTTTAGCAATTTCTTCTTTGTACGCAAGCTTTTTCTTACGTATTGTTTTCTCATCATCGTAATCTTCGTCATATAGGAAATTATCTTCCATGATAAAACCTATTTCTTCTTCATCGAGATGAGGTTTAGTATTTTTGTAATATTCTTTTAATAAAGCTTCATCACTCACGTTTGAGTAATCAGCATTTAATCGAATATAATCCTCAATAGTTCCTCCAGTCTCGTTCATGAAGTCAACCAACTTCTCAACGTTCTCTGGTAGGTTTAATTGTGGATTGTCTTTAATTTCTTCCTTAATATTCCCAGTTGAAGTAGTTTCACTCACTTCTTCCCCTGTAATCTCTTGTATTACACCTATTTCTTCTTTTTTACCCTCTTCGGTAACTTTTTCTTCTTTGGAGTGTGTTTCTCCCACTTCTTTGCCATCTGCGGGAAGTTCGCGTACATCCACTTTCTCTGCGCTTGACTCTTGAACGGCATCTTCTTTTATTTCTACTTTTTCAACTTCTTCTTCCTTTTTAGAAAGATCTACTTTAATAGTTTCAGGTGCTTTTTTATTAGCTAATTTTTTAGGTTTCTTTTTAACTTTTAAACCTTCTACATCTTCTTTTACTGACATAATATAATATTATAAAATTATTGGTTATCTTGGTTCAAACTGACCTAAGTCAATTCCACCCATTACATCATTACCTGCTGATTCAAAATTCTTAGGTAACGAATTATTTTGTCTTTGATCAATTAACTCACTTTGTTGAGTTGCTTGTATCTTAGTTCTTTGGTCTTTTCTATCTTCTTTTTCTCTCTCATTTGACATTTTAGCATTTGCTTCTACTTGTGCTAATTGCATATTAAATTGAAACTCTAGTTCCATTAACTGTTTCTTAATTTCAGCTTCTTGTTGCAATTTTTGTATTTCAAATTGAGATTTACCTTGTTCTATCTGCAAGGTTGTTTCAGCTATTGCTTGCTGTTTTTGGACTTCATTCATTGCTGCTCTCTCTGCTTGTTCTGCATTTGCTTGAGCTTGAGCTTGTATATTAGCTTGTTGAGCAGCTTGATCTTGTTCTAATTTCCTTGATCTTCTTTGCTTTAATAATTGATTAGCTAATTTTAGATTCTTAACTTCCCTTATATCTAAAGCATCTTCCAAATATATAGATTGTTGTTGTAGTGCTATTTGTATACTCTGTTCTAATGTAGCTTTTTCTTCTTCATCTGGTTCTAACTCTAAGAATATACCAAAATCATGTAAGTTTAAACTCATCAACTCATCTAACGTCCCAACATTATACCTTGATATACTAGATTGTATCGAATCCCTTAATATTGGAAATTGTAAACAATCGGCTATTCTTAAAGCTATATTCTCACAGGTTCTTAATGTCAAATATAAACTAGATTTTAATATATGTCTTGTAGCAGTATTTGAATTAGCAGCCGCAAGCTTCTGTAGACCAACTAAAGCGTCTTGATCAGGCATACTACCGTCTCTTGCTTCATTAAGACCAGTGACATCTCTCATCATTTGTAAATAATATTGATATGTCTGTATCAATGATTGTATCTTAGCACCACTAGCAGAGGTTTGTAATTCTTGTATTGGAACTTTACCTCTATTCATGTCACCATCCTGAGTCATTGATCTACCAACTATACTACCAGTTTGGAAATACATGTTTAATGCTTCTGCTGGATTATAATTAGTACCATTACCAAGATCAACTTCAGCTAAACCATCAGCATCTAAGAAAACACCATCTGGTACCATTCTTGATAATACTTGTTGTAGTTTCAAATGAGTTATTTGTATCATATCCGCAAAACTCATCATTCTACTAACAGTTGACTCTATCCTACCTTTGTACATTCTAGGTGCACATATATTATAATTCATGTTAACCTTAGTAGCGTTAGCAAATGGTCTTGTCATGTTTTCAGACACTTTCCATTCTAACATGTCATCAAATCCTAATATTTTCGCTCCAGTGTATAATACTTCTATAGATCTTTGAACTTTATTAAATGAGTCAGATTCAGGTGGATTAAAAGTATCTTGTTTTTCTAACGCTTTCTGTAGACCATACGGTGTTTCTTTTATTTTCCAAGTTTGATTCGTATAGGTCTTGTATTCAAAGTAAAGCACTTGAACAGTATCATCATTATCTCTACCGTTCCAATTTCTTGTGTAGTTAGTGTTTCCAGGATATTTTTGTATTTTCTCTATATGTTCTGGAGTAAGGTGTGGGAATCTTTTAACTAACTCTGGTATAGTTGTAGATCTTACTTCACCAACATAGTAAATGTCTTCAAAATTTGGATCTTCAGTGTATGACCAAACTAAATTAGCTGGATCAACATATTCTACAGTTATACCATTTGATCTATTAAATGAAGTTCTAGTAGCACCTATACCTAACGTAGTTAAATCATAATTAACTCTTCGCTTCGTTAATTCGTACTTATTTCTATCTAGTGTATCATTTATAACTTCTTCTTCAGCTATTTCTATAGCTTGCTTATAATTCAATTGCATGTGAACAGATAGTTCTTCTTCTGTTCTTATATCTAAATCTCTTCCTTGAGCACTAGTTAAATCTATACCAGTATTTTGGGCTATTGCTTCTATTAACTCTCTTTGCTTTAAATCTCTATATAATCCATCAGCATATTGAGTTCTTTTAAATATTGATTCAGGATCTTGAGCGTAAGCTTTTATATCATAAACCTTATCGGACATTCCATTTACTACAATATCTACAAACTTAGGTATTACAGGCACTGGCTTCCAATCTAGATTTAAATATGACAAATCACCGTTTATAGATAATTCATCTTTATATTTTTGTATTGACTGTTCTCCTCTAGCGTACAATCTTCTTTGGTGGAAATCATTATAATAAGTTGAAAATCTACTTCCATACCTATTATAAGATCCACTATTATTGTTTCCAAACCATTCATATTCTATGGCTCTTCCAACTTGTTTACCGTATTCTAAACTCTGTTTTTCTACATCTGGTACTACCTGATCAGGAAACGAGCTATTGATGTTAGTATAAATCATTTATTCTATTATTTTTGAAATAAAACCTTTATTATCATATCTTTTTATACCTAAATTGATTTTCTTGACTGTCCTGTCAGCCACTGGTTTATATAAGTTTCTGTTACAAGCCATTATGGCTAAGCCAGAACTTATAGTGGCATCAAATTTCGTTCTATTAGTTATGTCAAATCTAGCCCAATCTTCCAGTGTATCTTGAAAATACATATCACCGTAGCTGTTTTCTAGTAAACCTACATAATTTTCTATATAAGATTCTATAGCGGCAGCATGAGCTTGTTTAACATCCTCACTTGAGTTTGGTATACCACCAATCTCTTTTTCTGTCGTTGACAACTTATTCCAAGTCTTGTCTGGTCTGTTCATTGAAAAACCTCTATAACCTCTACGTTTTAAATAGTAAAGTAATCTTGGTTTATTGTTTTCAATTAATATTGGCATGCCGTAAAATACGCAAGCCATTAAAATGTCTTCAAAAAATATTTCTGCTGTTTGTGGTCTTTGTATGTATTCTAAAAAGAAATGGTTAGGTGGTGCGTCTTCCATACTAAACTTAGTCAATCCATGAAGCGCTCCCTTAGAACCTTTACCATCAACTGTACCTGAAATATCATAACTATCACAACCAAAAGCTCCAATGTGTTCATTACCAGGATATTTAAACCCATCCTTAAGTATCACTCGATTTTGTAAATTTTTAGGTGGAACCCATGAAATTTTGAATCTACCCTTTTTATCTGGATGGAAAATTACTCTTGTATCTTTGATACCGTTCTCCCATTGAAAGTTGCCTTCTGATATATTAGCAGCATTATTTATATCTTCATTATAATCTATCTGCTCGTATATTTTAGTAAGATTAAATAAACTTTGTTTAGTCTCATCTCTGAAAGCATGTTGCTCTGTTCTAGGAAATTGTCTATATAATTCGTTTAATGCGTCTTGATCATCTTTTAAACCATCAACTTCA